GCATTGGCTATATAAACTACAGGCACATCGTTCAGAGGCGATTTCTTATACGTATTCAAAAACGTGGCTATAGCCGATTGGATCTGCGAGGCCGATGAGGAAAAGCCGGAGTAATCGTTGACTCCTCCGAAGACTACGACCATCTTGGTTTTCAAAGGGTCTAGCGTCGAGATCGCGCTTGCAAGCTGCGATTGAAACGTGTTCGACGTGCCGTCATGGTCTATCCATCCTGCCCCGCCTTTAGCGAAATTGCGGATAGCGTACCCCGTGGATGCCGACACTTTATTCCATAGCTCGTTTCCGTTGGGGACGACTGCGCCGTTCGAATAAGAGTAAACCGAAAACGAATCGCCGATTACCGCGATCTCGGTGTCTTGCTGCTCTAATTTCGTTATTCTCCCATCGAATGCCAGCACCTCCTGGCGGTACTGCTCCACCTGGTAATTGTAATTGCCGGTCAACACCCAGTACTGCCCGTTCGAGATATCGATGCCCACGGGAACGAACGTCTTGGACGTGTACGAATTGCCCTCGTGCGTCACGATCTCCAGCGGCTCGTAGCTGTTCGCGCTAGACCACTCCGGCGGGTCTGCGAACACGGGCACGTATCGCATGCCGGTATACTCGTATCCTGGGCTCGTCGGGCACGGAACGCCCGGCATCTGGTCGGTCACGGTAGCGGTCACGCTCGCGCTCGCGCTTCCCGCTCCTACCGTCATGTTCTTGGTTGATTCTGCCATAGTCTTCTCCTTTACCATTTGATGATGAGGTGCCCGTACGTGGTCGAATCGTCCGGGTTCATGCCCGTGTCGAACTGCAGGAACTGCCAGGTAGCGGGGATGTACGCCTTGAAATGGCCGTCGTCGCCCAAGCCGAAGCACACGAACTTGACGATCCTGGCCACCAGGCACTGCAGGTTCGCGTCTATCCAGTTAATGATCGAATCGAGGTACAGATGGACGTATTCGCCGTTCTTGATCGCATCGACCTCGTTTTCAAGCGCATCCACCTGCGCTTTCAGCTGGTTGTAGAAAACCATCAGATCGTTCACGTTCTGGCCTTGCTTGTTCAGGTTCTCGATCACCTCGTTGAGCTTTTCGGTTACTTTCGCAAGCACCTCGTAATAGCTCAGCTCGTCGCCGTAGACGGCCGGCAGAACCATTTGCACGTAGTAGCGAAACGGCGCTACATCCGGTGTGGGCTGGTTCATGCGCTCCTCCTTACCATATCGTCATGAAGCATTCGCGCAGCGCTTTGTCTTCCACTACGTCACGGTCTATATTAACGAACGTGTCTCGCCAAATCAAGAGCAGTTCGGCTTCCGCCTTGTCGTGCCCGGTCTCCGTGCGCGACAGCTTGTTGTCGTACATGCCTCTCGAATCCGACTTTCCGGAATCCGTCGTGGAAGCGTCGGCGAAGTCCGCCGTGGAAGCGTAGTTGCCCGCCTTGATGTTGTCGAAGTTGAGCGCCGACATCGGAGTGTCGCTGAAAATGTCCTGCGCGTTGCTGGTAGACGTCGCGCTGGTGTTCGCGTTGTTGGATGCGGTGCCGGTCGCGTCCTCCGTGATCGTCCGCGTGTGGTCGATGAGCGGCTGGATCCCCTTCGCCGTGATCTCCGACAGATACATCTGATTGTAGTACGGCATGACCATGAACATAGCATCGCGCAGGTTCCAGCGGAAAAGGCCGGCTGTTTCAGAACCGATCTCGTACATCCAGTAATGGCGTATTATCTTGTTGTTCAGCGTCTCGCGGTACGCTTCGTCGAAGATCGGGTAGTCTGCCAGCCCTAGCTTGTCGTAGGCGTTGTTCCAGTTGTCCTCGTGCAAGTCCCAGCCGCCGTTTGCAAGCGTCTGTTCGACCAGCCAGCGAAGCTGCAAGCTGTACTTGCTCATTCTCCGTTCACCTCGATCCCGTTCTCCTCGGCGTACTCGCTTTCATCGAATTCGCCGTCGGCGATAGCCCACTGCTCTTCTTGGCGCTTCTCGGACACTCGGAAATGCACGTCCACATCGAGACCGAAGATCTTGTTTATCTGCTTGCACGCGAACTGCCGTGATTCGAGGCGGCAGAGCCGCTGCGCTTCCGTGCCGCCGAGGCTGGCGAGCATCTCGTCCACGATGACGCGCTCCGATTTGGACTCGGAACTGGCGATGCCGAGGAATCCGAGCGCTTCCTTCCAGTACTTGTCCTTCAACTCGTAGAGCTGTTCGGCGACGTACGGCGACGAGTTGTCGAGGATGTCGATGGATTCGAGGTCGAAGTCCTTGTCCGTCATGATGAGGGGTTTGTACTCGTCCACCTGCGCCATCATGTTCTCGAAGCTCAGGCGCTGCTTCTGCGAGCATTTCACCACGCGCGGAGTCTTCTGCTGGTACACGTTCACATCGATCGCCCGGTCTATCGCCCACAGCTTCTTCGCGTACATGTTGAGCGCGAACCAGGTAGGCACGCGCAAGTTCGAATTCCAGATTATGACGGAGTTCTCGATGGTGAGCGGGATGTTGACCCCCATCACCGAGTAGGCTATGCGGTTCACCGGCTGCGAGTAGATGTCGAAGTTTCCCTCCAACATGCACTGCATGATCGCGTAGCCCTCCGGGCTGCGCTGAACAGGGTCGAGCGCGATATCCTCGTCATGCAGGAACACGCAGAAACCGTCGCGAAGGAGCCACCATTCGATTTGGCGCTCGTTGATGCCCGCCGGCAGGTTCTCCCACTCGAAGACGCTCATCGCCAGCTCGTACAGGCGCATCTGCCAGAGGAACATCGTTTGCGAGTTCATAGCCGCGTTGTCCAGCTCGCGAGCGGATCTGTGCGCGTTCTTGGGCATGTTGCCCCAGGGAAGGCCGTACGGGGTGGTAGTGGATTGGATAGGGTTCATGCATGCCTCCTTTCTTATATTATAGCATTGCTCAAACTGTAGTTGCCCACGTCGTCCGTGTGCCAGAACGTGACTCCGGAATCGAGCAGCCTGTTGAACATCGCAAGGTAGCCGGCCGGAACCGATCCGCTCATGTTCGCTGCGACGGTCTTCACGTAGTTCCATGAAGCGCGCCCCGTGACGTTGGGGGTTTTCACGACGGACACGTTGTAGCCGTACACGCTCAAAAAGTCGTCGATCTGGCGCGCTATCTCGGCTCTGCACGTGTACTTGCGGATGCCGACGGTGTAGGTTCCGAAGTTCACGAGCGCGGTAGTCGAGTTAGTGCCTCCGCGCTGCGTGTTCGGGGTCTTCGATGCCTTCGAGAAGCTCGCGAAGGCGTTCGTAAGGTCTTGCGCTCCGTTGATCGTCGAGTTGATCATGCTCGCGGCAGCCCCGGCGACGTTGCCGGATGCCAAGCCCTGCATGGCTCCGCCGATGATGTTCTGCGTGGAGTCGATGAAGGAGTTCACGTAGGGCAGCTGGCTCATCGAGTTGAACGACAAACCGAACGACGTGTCCACCTGGGACGCGCCGAGCATGTTCGCGAACGCCTGGTACACCCAGTTGCATGTGGGGTACTTCTCCAAGTACACCGCGCCTTCGACGAACCGGTTCACGCCGTTGTAGTTCAGCGGGATGTAGGCCAGACGCGAGTTAGCGTCGCACCCGCCGGTCTTCTGCAAGCTCAGCGTTCCGGGAGTTCCGCAGAATTCGAGCCGGAACTGCTGGTCGGCTCCGGTGAAGTTGGTCACTTCGGCGTATTCGAACGGATAGCAGAACATCTTGTTGTTCTTGGGGACGTAGCCGTCGAGATTCGTGAAGCCGAGCGCGTAGTCCTTCGTCGTCTGCGGGGCGGCCGCGTTGGAGTCCACCCAGTACCCCCAGCCGTCGGTCTTCTTGACGATAGTCGGGATCGCCGCTCGAGGAACCATGTAGACCTGGCTCACCGCGTCCTGCTGGCCGTTGTCGGACAGCGCTTTCATGAATCCCTTGAAGTCGTCCACGGTCAAGAAGACGGACAAGCTGGTGCCGCTGGTAACGCCCATGTACTTGTCCCCGCCGTTGTTGACGTACGTTCCGTCCTTCAAAGGCTCCACGGCGCTGGCAACCACCATGTAGCAATCCATGTCCTCGTTGTCGATCACCGAGTGCGTGCATTTAAGCTCGCCCGGGTCGATCCCCTCGTCCTTGACGTGAGCGCCTATCGCATCGTCGTTCACATGCTCGCGCTCCACGAAGCACGGTTTGATATCGTAGTCGAACATGTAGGTCTGCACGTAATCGAGTTCCAAGTGGAGCCGCGTGGTGTTAGCCGTCTTGTACTCGGCGCGCGTGATGAACGCGTAGAACCACTTAGTCCCGAAGTTCTCGTTCTGGAACATCACGTAGTTGTAATTGTAGTATTGCTCGGGGTTGCCGTCCACGTCTATCGCCGATTCAAGGCGCTGGTACGTGTAGGTTGAAATCGTTCGCTGAGCGTCCATGAACGAGGCTATGCCCGTCATCTGGGCGTTCAGATTCGGATACCATCGCACATGCTTGTAGTTCGGGTTCCACGGAACCGTCCCTATGCGGATCTCCGTGCTGGGCTGGTACATTTCTCGCCTCCTTCGGAAAGGAGGGCGGGAAACCAATCCCGCCCTCGATGGAACATAGGCTATGCGGTGACCGTGATGGTGGATTCGTCCTTCTTCATTCCGTCCTGGATGGAGGTTGCCGTGACGGTCAGGGTCGTCGCCGTCTCGTTGGCCGCGACATGCAGGTAACCGCCGTTGGTCACGGTCGTGCCGGATGCAGCGCCTCCGGTCACCGTCCACTGCACGCCCTGGTTCACGATGCCGGTTCCGACCACGGCCGCGCTCAGCTGCAGATCCGCGCCCTTGGAAAGGGTGGCGGTCGCCGGCGTGACCGTCACGCTCGTGATGGTCGGGGCGGTCGGGGTGAAGGCGGCCGCCTGCCCGAACGGCGAGCAGCTGATGGTCTTCCACACATGGTGCCAATGGTTCCAGTACAGCCCTTCGCCGTTGAACCACTGCGCGGACTCCACGTAGTTGTCCAGCACCATCCACCAATCGCGCGACACCAGCACCGCCGGCACGGTCTCGAGCAGCGCGATCTCCTCTTCCGTGAAGCGGTGGTATTTGGGGTCGAGCTGGCCGGTGGCCGGGTCGGTGAACAGCGCGTCCATGCGAACCCAGTCGAAGTCGGTGAACGTGTCGACCGTGATCATGCGCGCCTGGAACTCGCGGTACTCCAAGTTGAATGCGGTGGCCAGCACGTTCATGTTCATCGTGGCCTTGAACTTGGCCGTGACGATGAAGTACTGGTCTTCGAAATCGGTGTGGGCGGTCACGCCCGCCATGTTGTACTTCGTGGACTGGTACTGGAACAGGTCGGACATGTACTGGAACTGCGTGGCGATGTCGATCGCGTTGTCCTTGCCGATCGCGGGAATCTCCACCGAGCCGATGTAGCCGTTGAGGAGGCACTTGGCCAGGAAGTAGCGCATGACGTAGTACTCGTCCGTGTTGGCGCTGGTGTAGAGAGACTCGATGATGCGCGCGATCAGGTCGCTGACGCCCGTCCAGGACAGGAACGCCTGGCGCAGCTGCTGGGAGGAGACGGTCGTCTTGTAGAACTTCTGGAAGTTCATGCGGTGGAACGCGGTGCGCACGTCGGGAAGCTCGCGCTTGGCGAACGTGTCCTCCGCGCCCTCGGGGTAGAAGCCGTGAACGTCGGCGAGGTTGACGAAGATCTCCTCGATCGTGTCTCCGAACTCGAGGTACCCGCGCTTGAACACCGCCCAGGGGTTGCGGTACAGCTTGGAGGTCACGATGGTGAGGCCGATGCGGTTCACGAGCGCGTTGAGGAAAGCGTTGCGCGCGGGCTGGTAGCTAGTCAGGTACTCGCCGATGGCGTGGATCTCGTCGGTGGTTCCCGCAAGCTCCACGTAGGCGCGATTGTTCGAGTCGTAGGTTGCCGGGATCCCGCGAGCCGCAAGCGCGGACGCTACCTCCGGAGTCTCGTTGATAGTCGCTTCGACCGCCTTCTGCGCAGCCGTCTCGCGCGCTGCCGTATCTCCCGCCTTCATGACGATCGGCGAGTCGGCGGCTTTCATATTAGGTTGCTTCACTGCCATAACATCTCCTTAATCCCAGATCTCGTCGGCTGAGCGGATCGGCTCGCGCCGAACTTCCTCGCCGATCTCGTTCACATGGAGCAGCGTCTGGCCTTCGACGGCAAAGAACCGGTCGGCGTACTTGCGGCGCGACTCGTCGCGCTCCTCGCGGTAGCGGTCGCGCTCGGCGATCGCCTCGTCGCGCTCCGCGTTCAGGCGGTCGCGCTCCGCGTCCCACTCCTCTCGCTCGTTTCGCCGGCCCTCGCGCTCGTCCCAGCGGTCGTCGAGTTCCGCCGCGTCCTCGTCGATAGCGGCGGCCATCTCGAGACGCTTGTCCTCGTCCGGCTCCATCGCCAGCTCGCGCAAGCTCGGTTGGTACCTGCTCATAAGCCTGTCTCCTTTCTAATGACAAAATCGCCTTCGTATAGTATAATACCGCCTTTTACGGTCTTGGTATAGAGTTTTCCCGGAAATTTCGCGCCGACATGGAAATTATCCCATGTGACGTGAGGATGGCACGATTCGGGCAACCCCGCGCAATGCACGGTGAGCTTGCCGCCCTCGTCCTCGATATAGGTCTTCGGGCGCAGGAACCTGGCGCGCTCGAACGTGCTTTCGAGCTTCCACGCGCCCAATCTGTAATCGTCCACGTCAAGCTCTTCCGGGATCTCGGTTCCGGCCAAGTGGAGCGAATCGGTGTCGGCGTAGAGGAAACGACCCTTCACCTTCTGCGCGCCCCGTATCGTCTTGTTTCTCGCCCATGCCGTGATGAAAGCCCCGGCCGGCAGGTACATGCCGTCGGTCTCTTCCGGGTCGAGCAGAGGGTAGCGCACTATGCCGTCCTCGCACATGACGGGGCGGCGGCTCCGTTTGACCGGATGCGTCGCCATCTTCCCGTACGAGGAGTTCATCTTGAGCTTCGCCATGTACCGCTTGCCGGCGTTTCCCTCCTCGGCCGCATGCACCTTCTCCTCGTTGGCCGCCATGATGAAATCGTAGAAGAGCTTGTTCGATGCCTTGAACTTCCAGCCTTTGCCGTAGCGGATGGAATAGACGTCGTAGTGGTCGCGCAGAAGCGCCAAGTCGACGCTGGTCAATACCAGCGTCTGCTCTCCTTTGGAATCGACTACGTATTCGGTCGGCATGAAGCTCAAATTGCCTTTGAGCTGCAAGCAGGGGATGAAACCGGGCTTGAGCTTGAAGTCGACGGTCACGGTCTGTATGTAGAGCGGGTATCGAGGATCCGGGACGTACTCCCCTTCGAAAAGAACCGGATCGCCGTACGGCAGGATCTCGCCTCCGACTCCGGCCATGACGGAAGGGTAGAGGCTGTTAACGTCCAGGACGATTCCCTCCCCGATGTCGCGCCCTTTGAAATCGGGGTTGACGTAGGTGAATCCTCCCTTGTAGCACGGGCGTATCTCAGCGTCGTAGTCGCACACTGGAAACGTCCGTCTGAACCCCTTCTCGCCTCCTATCGTCTTCTTGTACTCGGCGATGGCGTTCGATCCCGCCGTGATCCTGGTCGCGCCCTGGTCGATCAGCTCGCCCAAGGCGCGCGCCACGATCCTGACATCTGCCGATATGTAGTCTATCTCCTGCTGCGTGAGAACGTGATCGGGATCGCGATGCACCGTGTAGTCCATCTCGAGCTTCGCGTCCTCTTCCTCGAAGCCGAACGCCTTCGGAATCTTCGCGACCGGCAAGCTGATGATCTTCAACGAATCGCAGAACTCGATATAGTGCCCGCGCCCGAAATAGAGCTTGATCGTGTAGAACTGGTTCATGTCGCTGATCAGCGTCGTGAACCGGTAGGGCGCTTGCTCTCCGTGGCTGGGAATCCATTCCCATCCCGCGTCGAGCAGATGCGATATGATGAACTTCCCGTCGAATTTCAGGTTGTGGAAGTAAACGCGAGCGTCCGGGGCGCGCTCGCACCATTCCACGAACCCTTCGATGGAAGTTCCGGTCGTTATATCGTAGGTTTTCAAGGTGCAAGCAGCCCACGCCCAAACTCGCGTCCGAGTCAGGTCGTCTGCCGTCGTTTCGAAATCGGCCATGAAGTACTGCATATCATAGCTCAGCCCATCTGTCGAGGATATAGCCCATCTTGTCGGCGCGGTCTTCAGGAGCGTAAATGTACTCGATGTTCAAAAGCTCGTCTCCGGACTCGAAGAACTCCATGAGCTCGCCCGCGTTGGACTTCATCATGGATTCGATCTTCCTCGCGATCTGCGATATAGCCGCATCGAACTCGGAGTAGCCGCCGAACACCGTGTCGAGGCCTTTGATATAGTTCTTGTAGTACCTGTTCAGCCTTTCGTAGGAACTCGTAGCGCTCAGCTCCTCGTAACGCTTGATGAAGCGCTTGAGGGCGATGGGAGAGAAGTCTCGCGCGGTGCGCTTGTCGGGAAGGAGGTTGTTCTGCTGCAACGTTCCCATGCGTCCCAGGGTCTGGCCGTAGTCGATCCCCAGCTTCTTGCGCCTGAGCGATTTGCGCCGCTCGTTGACGGCTTTCGCGATCTGGAACTCCCGCACTTCGTAGCGCGTGGCAATGCCTCCCTCGCCGACGGTCGTCAAGTCCAAGGCTCCTTTGCGCGTAGCGCGCAGCAAGCGCGCGACCGTGTTGTTAAGCACGCGCGCGCTCTTGATCTCGGCTTTGACTTCCTTGTAGCTTACCGGCTCGGGCATGAACTGGGCGTTGGCGGGATTCGCCCGCATAGCCCGTCGAATGGCGTTGTTGTACTTTCGGACTGCGGAGTTGAGGCGCGAACGCTGGCTTTCAGTCCATTTAATCTTAGGTTCTCTCTGCATGTCAGCTCCTCACCGTTTTCCAATCTGACGTAGCACCCCCTGGTCTCCACCGTGAAGTACAGTTGGAACGCGGCGGCCAGCTGCATATTGACGTAGAAGTGGAAACGCTTTTCCATGCTGTCGTCCAGCCATTGCGTTCTGACGCAGATCTTGTCCATGAAACTGGAAAGATGCTTCCTAGACGAGAAGAAGAACGTACAGTCTCCGTACATGAAAGAGTAAGGCGATTCCTTCAACTCGTAGAAAACGCCGTTTTTCGAAGGCATGGCGCACCTCCTTTCAATAACGATATTTGATATGCTTGGAAACCGTTTTCAGCGCTTGCGAATGCATGACGAAGACGAGTCCGATATAATCGTCTATGACGTAGCGGCGCACAAGCTCGCGCAGGTCGTTTATGTCGTCCCGCTTCATATCGAACTTGTCGTCCTTGGTGAACATATATTCGATGCGCCCGTTATGATGGCGCTTGAAAACGGCCACGCCTTGCGGGACGACGGCATGCGCCCATAGCTCTTTCTTCAACACCCTGTTCGACGAGTCCGCTACGAACTGCTCCATCAAATCCTTGTCTGCAAGCGACAACATGGCTTCCTCCTGAAAAAAGGCCGCACGCTGGGTGCGGCCTGTGATTGAGAACTTTAAGCGACTTCGAGGGTGAGCATCGTGCCGCGCTTGACCTTCACCTGCTTGACGACCACGTTGATAGGCTCCTCGTAGGTTGGCGCTCCGTAGACGGCGAACATCTTCTTGAGAGAACCCCACACGCCGTTCGACACGCACTGGTAGCTCTCGCCCTTGTCGTCGATGAGGACGATGCGCGGGGCTTGCTCCACGGTGCCGTCCTCGTCTGCGATTTCGATGATCTCGACGAACAGGTCTTTCAGCGCGATCTGCTTGTTGATGAAGTCGTCGATCTTGTGCGTCGGGTTGTTGGACGCGTTGTAAATAAGCTTCTTGGCCTCGGCTCCAAGCTCCGGGTTCACCGAGCAGAACGTGTTGTCCTCGGGCTTGGCAAGCTCGGCGATGGCGTACGTGCGGGCAGGTGCCAGGTCGTTGACGGGCATGTCCTCGGCGATGGCGATGTCTTTGTTCTCAGGCATGGTTTTCTCCTTCTAGTCAGATGGTTTAAGCGTCGATGACGGTAGCGTTCTCAAGGAACGTTTCCACGGGCATGGAATAGGTCTTCTCCTCGCCTTCGACCCACTTGATCGTGCAGCCCTTGGGAAGCGCCACGCCGGCATCGCGGAAGGCGATACGGGCTTTGCGGGCGCTCATGTTGGTGTCCAGCACGACGTACTGGGCGACAGCGCGCACGCTGGGCGGGATTGAATCATCCAGTTCGTACGCGGTCAGCTCGAAACTCTTGAAAGTGCGGGTGATAGCAGCCATAATGTAATCTCCTTTGATCGATCGGCTT